CACCTCTTAGATTAGTTAATTCGTCATTTAGCTTAGCTTCCTGATTCTTTAACTCCTCTATGTTTCTAAGGTGAAGTTCTCGTCCTATATCTTGATTACAACTTGAGCATTTAGGTATTGTTTGGTTTTCTAAGGACTCTCTTCTGGATTTCACCCCTTCTAGCTCCTTAGCTTTCATCATTCCAAGTGTTTTTGCCTCATTAACTTTACTCTCTACTCCTGAAAAACCTCTAAGCTTCTCTTTAAGTTCTTCTAGGTTATTTTTAGACGGCTCCTTTATTTGAGATCTTAGAGTGGATAGAGTTGTTTTATCATTTTCTATCTGGGACTCTAATACTCTCTTATCACTCTGGAACTTTAGGAATGCATTATACGAACTTATTTTATTTTTAAGAGAGGTTATCTGGTTGTTAAGGTCAAGTATCTCATCTTCTGTAAGCAGCTTAACTTCACCATATTCCCCTAAATCTCTCTTTCTCATTTCAAGGTTAGACTCTATTCTCGCTACCTCCTCTTCTAATTCTTTATGGGTGTAGTGGATAGAATCTTTTAGGATATCACAAGCATCTTTAAATTTATCTAGGACGTCCAGTTTATAGTGTTTAGATAATAGGTCGATTCTTCTTACTGAGTTCATTTTACCTAATAGAGAAACAACCTTAGAGTCAATCACCATGCTGTCAAGATACTCAATAAAAGGAAGTCGGTTAACAATATCTGGCTGGACTTCAATAGCCTTAGCGTAATCTTGTTTAACTCCCTCTATATATAATTCGTCTGTAGCATGGGAGTTTCTTACAATCTTATAGTTAATCCCTTCGTAATTCAAGTTAAGCTCTATTCTACATTCATCCTCCCCAATCTTAACTGAATCCTTTAAACTCCTATCTCCCTGTAAACCTATAACCAATGCATCTAAAAACGAACTCTTACCTGAACCATTCTCTCCCAGCACAAGCGTCTTAGGTGAAAATTCGTAGTCTAGTTCTTTAATGCTTCGGTAGTTTCTAATGGAGATATTCTTAAGTTCAAAGTCAAAGTTAATCGGATTGTATATAACCTTTTCCTTAAGCATATCGTGGAGACCTTTTAAATTCTGAGACTCCATTACCCTATCTATAAGCTCCTCTATTCTATTCCAATCTGAGGTGTCTACTTTATGGTTATGTGATTTGGCTCCTGATGGTTTATAGACGTAGTAAGTGTTTGTTTCAATATCTGGTCCAACTTTCTCCCTATCTGATGTATATACCATTTTAGAGAGGATTTTACCAGAAGGATCTAAAGGCTCACGGAAGAACTCTCTAGTCGCTGTATCATAAACTACTACCTGTCCATAATCCTCTTCATCTACCTTAACTTGAACTGGAGGACCTATAGAGTGGCAATTATTAACCTGAACTATCTTATGTATATCTCCAAAAATTCCTGTATGAAACTTTGTGATATCGAGACTTTGGCCCTTAAACTGTTCATTCCCCAGAGTTACGTGACCTATCATTAAATCTACTTTCTTCTCTGGTGTTGGAATTTCTTCTCCTCTAATGTAATCCTGTAAGTAAGTAACGTGTCCCTCATCCTCTACATAACCTTGATGAACATACTTAACCTTTCCCCTATAATCGAAATAAAGTGTCAGGTCAGTTACGTCTGGGGTTGGTACAGGTGAGTTAGCATCATGGTTTCCAATAGTTATGTAGATCCTGTCAAAGTAATCACATAGCTTATCAAAAAACTCCCTTACTAATAGATTTACTTGAGGAGGATTAATTGGTTTATTTAAGATGTCTCCTGCTAAAAAGATAGTCTTAATTCCATATTTCTTAGCTACATTCACATAAAGGTCAGGGAGATCTCTAAACTGGTTAAATCTAGAGTTCTCCGTGACATTATACCTATTGTATTTATCTATGTGGATGTCGCCTGTTATCAAGTATTTCATCGATTCAAAGCTTTTAAGTATCCCTTGTAGTAGCTGTAATTTAAGTCTAAGAAGTTGTCTATACAGTACTGATTAAACGCATTCTCATCTGGATATTCTGCTTTCAAGGGTATATTATTAACTAGCCAGTCTGCTTTATTATACTCTGGGTTATCCTCAACTCTAAATGATTCTAGCTGTAGTAAAAACAATTCCTTATCCTTAGTAAAGCTATAGTTATCTTCTCCTATCAAATCCTTAACATGCAGAATCCCATCAAGTATTATCTCAGGGTTTCTGTTATTCTTAAGGTAATTGTGAGATCCGTATAGAGATTGATAGATACTGTTATACTCGTAAAGATCCATTCCTTCATACTTATCTAGAGCATCTTCATAAACATAGATCTCCCTAGTTTTTGTAATTCTGTAGAAGTCAACTTTTGGAGTTACACAAGCTACCCAATCTGAGTCTTTTGAAACGAGTACTGACTTTTCCTCACTTTCATTAACCAGCTTACTCCTAGAAACTATATAAGCAAAGTCGTCTGCCTCAAAGCCTGAAAGTATAATAGAAGGGAATCCAAGTTTAGCAGAGTCAGATACTAATTTATATTTAACTCGCTGCCTGCTTTGGAATTGCTCTGTCTTCTTTTTAAGTTCAGCTTTTTCCTCCTCCGTCATATCATCAGTAATACTCTCCTCTCCTCTATAATCTCTGTCACCTTTATAATCACTTAGGTTTCTTGTTTTATAGTATGGAGACTTATCCCAAAGGAGGACCACATTATCTGCAGTTACCTCCTCTCGAACAAGCTTAATAATACTTTGAATGAACGACTTTAATAATTTCTGATCGTGATACCCGGGTTTATCCTTTAACATCATCCAGTTTCTAGTTAAGTATAGCTGTGCGTCAATGAAAGCATACTTATATCTGGCTGTGTTATTAGAATGGGGCATCTTCGTTATTTGCTGCTGGTGTTGGTGTTGTTGTTACTTGCTGAGGTGCACTAAAAGTTTGCTGGGAAGGTTCTACTAAGTTTGCAGCATTACCTAACATCTCTTGCATTTTAGCTTTAACCTTAACATAGAAGTCGTAGTCAAATCTATCATCCGCTTTAGATACTCCAAGAAGGTCATTAACTGGATCGTGGAATACTTTAGCTGAAGCCTCTGGAATATTAACTGAAGGCTGACCATTTGTTAATCCATAGTGATCCTCTGTAATAGAAGCTAAGTTAACTGTACTTGTCCATACTCCTTTATCTTTGTAGTAGTTAATGATCATAAGTCCTTTTCTATCGTTAGTTTCGTTAGTGAAGAACTTTTGTGTCCAGTTAAATCCACCACCAGCTAATTCGCTCTTCGCTTTAATCTCTGCCTGGAATGCTTGAGCTGCTCTATTGTGGTCAAAGATAAATAAACAAGGGCAGCTTTCATTAGGGATCTCCCCCGCTAGGTTTTTATGTTTAAGCACGTATAGGTAAGTCAAGAAGTAATTTCTGTTTCTCACTAATTTCCAAGATACTTCCTCTTTAATTAGTCTGTCATGCAAAGATACTACCTCTCCATACAAAGCTTCCTCCTTGCTTCCTGGTTCAAATTTATAGAAGTTCTGAGGGAGGATTCTTACCCATCTTGCGAATTTGTCATCTTCATTAAGTGTTAGTTTCACCTCTTTTACTCCAGATACTGAAACTGCAGGTGAACCGCTATCTGTAACCATAGGAACTCCGTAGATTGTACCGAATGAATCTGGAGTACTCATGTATACTTTTGTTAATTTCTCTGCTTTTGGAATGTCGTTATAACTTCCTGTTTGTTTTCTTTCTTTTGGTGTTGTGTCTTTCTCTAGTTGCTCTAAAAAGCTGTTAAAATCAAAATTCATGATGTCTAAAATTTAAAAAGTTAATTATATATTCTGTATTTTTCTTGTTTATTTCCTTTTCTTAATTGTCTTCTTACTCTTCTTCTCACTTTCTGGAATTATATTATTAGCCTTTAGAAAGTTATACAAGAATTCTCTACCTACCTGTGTCCATTTAGTTGAAGTAGCTGAACCTAGAACTCCTGGAAATCTTTGAATTGGAATAGTCTCAGATTTAGTGTATCCTTTGTTTTGATATTTTTGATAGAGAACCCATTGTCCGTCTTGTTTAAATTGCACTCCTAGATTATGTAGTAAAGCATTAAATTTAGCAGCTGTCATTCCGTAGTCCTTAGCGATAGTCGTTGCGGTTACTGTATCCGTTGAAGCCATCACCTTAGTATAATACTCTACTTTAGGTGCATCTTCTTTAATCTTATTTGTCAGCTCCTTCTCAGTTCTCACATGATCAACAATTCTAAGTAGAGCCTCAGCATAATCTTCAGGGATAGTGTAAGTCTTGGAGTTGAGCTTAGATTTAAGTTCCGCATTTTCAAGTTCCAAAGCTTTCCATCTCATAATTACTTTAGCTCGAACTTCATCATTGTATTTTGTTACAACGTATAAGGTCTCATCTTTAGTTAGTTGATATTCAGGTAGTTTTCTCCCGGTAGGATCTGTATATTCACTCAATCCAAATTTGGATGCAGTGATTTTCTCCCATGCAGGTTCCATATTTCTGATATCTCTCATAACGTGGTAGTGTTGCTTTCCGGCTAATTCCGCTATTTCTCTACTCGACATTTTAGGCTCTTCATTTGCCTTTAAAGTTAATACTTCCATAATATTTGTGTGTTTCTATAATTATTTACTAAGTTCATTTCATTATAATTCAAATCTTCTCTCTTTCACTAATTTCCCTACTTTCACTTTATTTATATGAGTCAACTTCACATTTGGATCTACCTCTTCAAATTGTTTGGCTTTCTTAATCGCATAGTCTATCTTATAACCCACTGACATACACACTTCATGATTTCCAACCGTCCCCATTCCCATATAAATGTACTCTCCTAGTTTGAACTGGCTACTTGCTATATAGTCGAGTTCTCGTTGAATTTCTTGTGTCATAATAATTCGGTTTTTGCTTTTTCTGTTAATCTGTACTTACCCTCTTCTCCCTTCTCAAAATAACCATTCTTTATGTAGTCATGAGTAGGTGATATAGCTCCCATGGCAAGTAGTTTGTTTATAATTTCAAGTGGAGTCTTTACTATAGTATACTCATTTAGTTCTCCGTTTTGAAATATGTTAGTTAATTTACTCATGTCAAAAATCTCTTCTTTCACTAATTAGTCTTTCCCCTCAAACTCTAGCCGGTCTGAAAAGTCTAACTAGTTGGTTCTAAATTATTTAACTCATTCTCTAGTCCATCATAGTTTGCCATAAGAACCACTTTTCCATTCATCATCATTGGTATCCCCTCATCATCTAAAACTAAGTGGTAATCCTTGTCATAATCAAACTCATCCCTCTTAATCTCTTTTATTTCTCCACCTTCCTTATCATCGCTTAAATATCCAAAGTGGTAGTCATAAAATAAAATGTATTCTCCTGGAATTTGTCCCGTATCTACTATTAATTCTCCATCGTTAGTAAATATAATAGATCCTAGAAATTCGTGTGTTGAAGGAGTTGTACCAAATATGTATCCATCCTTCACTCTTATTTTTACTTTTACTGCTCTCATTGTTTTAATTCTAGTTTGCTTATTAGGTGATTTAGTATGTTCTTTATTTTATCTAGGCAACCAACTCTCTCAGCTACATCTAAATAACTCGTTTCGCCTAGATTCTTTTTATAAGCTCTTATTGAAATACTGTATCTGTAGTAGAGTTCTTGATAAACCTTATTCCAAACTTCTCTGTAATTAACTCCAGTAGATCCAGCGTATAATCTCGCTAATTGATTTATTTGTTGTCTCTCTGGGAGCTCAGGTAAAGTTACGTCTTCAAATGGAATAGCTTTTAGTACAGCTTCGTTTTCTCTTTGATTTTCTTCCAATCTTCTAATTCTCTCATCCTGCTCATTTTGTCTCTGTTCAATTTCCAGTAGAGCCTGAGCTTGGAGAGCAAACATTTGAGCGGTTGTCATCGGTTTGGACACTACTTCTCTTAGTTTCTTCTCACACTCAATGAAATATAATCTTGCTTGTTTACCCTTGTCGCTTCTCTCTATCATTGAAAGTTCTTTTGCCATATCTAAAGTTAATAGGTACTCATGCTTCCAAACTTTACCCTCCATAAATTTGTGGAGCGTAAAATCTACCTCACTAACAAAGCTGTATTTATCGATTCTAGCTTTAATCCAGGTTGAAAAATCTTGTTTACTTTCTAAAAATTTGTGAAGCTCTCTGGCTGATACTAATTGAGCTCCTTCTTCGTTTGTTGTAATTTTAATAAGCTCTGTCATTGTTCTATTTTTTTTTTATTAGTTCTGCAAGTGTTAATAAGTTTACAGTCGTTGGGTTCAAAGGAGGTGACTTCAAATCATACCCTTTAGTTTTTCCTAATTTTATGATAAACACTAGTTATTCGTTACTCATTTTACCTTACTTCTGTCCTCATTTTCAAATATTCCTCATTCCTAGCTTCTTTAGCCTCACCTTCTTCATTTAATAGCGGACTCATCTTCTTATGGTATTCCTCTTTGCTCATTATTGGTATATCCTCTGGCTTACTATATTCTGTTTTGGAAAGCTCTACTCTTATATCCTCCATCCAAGCATTACATTTAGGAGGCTTACCAATAGGGTTGAACCATCTAGTCTTATTTTCACCCTCAAATGTTACACCTATCTCTGCTCTCCACCACCTAACATTGCATACATAATAATCGGTTACCTCTCCCCAGCCAAACAAATAGTGGTAAACTTTCTCGCCTTTCTTTATGGGCCAGTTTATGTCGTTTTCATTAAAGTCTTCCCATTCCATAATTTCTCATAATAATCTAAAGCCTCTCTAACAAACCTTCTACTCGTTGCATTCAGCTCTCTAGGAACAAAGGGCGATTGGCTAGTGTAATACTTGTAGATTGTTTGAAGGTGCTTTTTGGTTAGCGATTTATTTTCAGCAAAGTTAAGGAAGTGTCTCAAATAATATACAACAGGCTGGGCATACATAACCATTCCGTATATAGCATCTTTGTCTTCCATATCCCTACTAAACTGAACAAGGGTAGCTTCATCTAAATCATACTCCTCCAGCTTAGGTTTCATGGCTTCTAACTTTTCTGTAAGCTCAACCACTTTATTAGCTAGGACGTCTGGATCGGTCATGAATTCCTCTGGCTTAACTTCTCTATCCTTAACGAGTAACTGAGCTAATCTTGCTGCGGCTTCTGCTTCTTCTCTTGAGGCTTGTTCGCTTACTAAACTAGCATTGGCTTCACGGTTAGAAAAATTATGATAGTATTCCATTATAACCATTGCTCTCTTAATCTTGTATAAAAACGCTTGTCTATTCTTTTCCTTCTTTGTCATGTTAGTCGTTATTTTTACTATATCCATCTTTTTCAATAATTTTAGAGAAGGAAGTCAAGCCCTTTTTGATACACAACAGTCTTTAGGTAAATCATACTATCATTATTAGGCATATTCCAAGTAGTTTCTATGAGTCTGAAATAACCTGCATCAACATATTTCTGGTGGGGAGTGTTGCCGGACATTAATATGCCTTTGTCTCTTAAGTATTGGAATAATTTGTTTCTCCCTAGTCCTTTATAATTCAAAACTTTAGCTGCCTGTCCTAGATCTATAGTTGTATCTGAACCTGTAACTGTATCATAAAATTCTACCTTAGGTTCGGCTTCAATTAGTTTTTGTTTTTGCTCTTCAATGACTAACTGTTGTTCATAGGCTAACTTTAAGGCTTCAGCGAAAGTTTGTGGAGTATTGAATTGTAAAGCTCTCTCCATCTCGTTAAACTTATTAATGTAAGCTAGTTTGAAATCATTGTAACCTTGGATATTGAACATATATAAAGTAAAGCCGTCCTTAGTTAGTAGATACTCCTTATACTCTCTTTTTTGACCATCAACCTTGTAACTACTTGATATTAAGAGAGAACCCAGATTTGGGGTTTCTGAATTTTGTAATATATTTTCTAAATCTCTTATAACATGGTCATGCCTTTTACCTAAACCTTGAGCTACTACTCTACTGCTTACTACTAACCCTAGATCTTCTCTTTTCTCGATCTGTACGTTTATTAAATTATTCTCTAACATAATTATTTTTTTTTATTAAGTTTATTATTTTCTTGTTTTCTACCTCTTCTATTTAAACAGGATTACGCACTTACCTCCTTCTACTAAATTAGGCTCAGTGTGGAAATTATCATGGAAGTATTTTTTATTGACTAACCACTGATCTGATGTATTATTCTCACTAACGGCTATCATATCTCCAATCTTAGGACTCCCACTTTCCAAATCCGCATCACTTATTGAGACTGTATAAGCTTTTGTTTTGTCTGTGTAGATTACTCCAAACTCATTAAACTCGGCAATGTCATCTTTAGTTACAATTCTTAGGAGCGTAGGTTTAGTCTTTCTCTTATACTCCGAAAACATTAATACTCTATCTTTTATCATAATCTCCTTATCTAAACCCAACTTTCTTCGACTCCCCTGTAACTTCAGTTTTCTTATCATTATAAATCTCAGCTAGCGTATACTCCTCCTGTTCTAACTGTAATGATGGGTTTAATTTCAATGCTTGTTCTTTTGTAAGCGGTGTAAACTCTAAAGCATCAAAACATCTACCAGGTCTAGTTAATGCTGGGTCTATTGAGTTGAGATTTTCCAGGTTAGTTGTGATGATTATTTTCTTTTTCTTATTTGACAGTATACCATCCCCTAAGTTTAAGAATTTCTGCATCACATGGTTATCATTCTTAGCTCTATCTTTAAGTAATGTATCAGCGTCCTCTAGAATAAAGAAGCGTGACTTAGAATCTTCCATAAACTGAGCAAATAAAGAATCATCATAAAGCAGCTCGTAATTGTAAGAAACTACCGGCGTACCTTTTGTATGATTCAGTAAAGCTTTAATAAATGAACTCTTACCTAATCCCGGTTTACCATATAATAATAGAACATTTGCATCTGAGCTCATAAATCTATCAAAGTAATCCTCAAGTTTCTCTCCTCTCAAAAATGGGTAAGAATCTGTTGTAGGTATATTGTTAGTGTTTACAGGAATTGTTACATACTCGTTCTTGTTATAATACCACTTAGCATTTACTCTAGATTTCCCAAAGTTTTCCTCTAACTCATCCGCTACTTTCTTTACAAACTCTTCATCACCTGCAATCATAACATCTGAAGACTCCTCGTAAATATTATAAGAAGCCATCCCTTTATTGTCTTTGTAAATTATAACTCCTGAATCATCATCCTCTAAGTATTTTTCAGCAGCAACTTCACGAGATTTAAAGAAGGCGGTTAACTCATCTCTGTCATCTCCTCCTACATTTAACCTTATTGATTTTGTATGTAGTCCTCCGTTATTAAATTTCTCGTTTATCCAGTTGTATCGTATCGCTGCTGCTATTGAATATACTGATACGGATAGGCTTGTATTTATTTCCATTGTTCCTCTGTGATATATTTCTTTTTGTAGGTTGTTGACTTTAAATCTCATCAAGGTGTCAGCTGTAACTTTATCCACATTTCCACCTAACAATTCATGATTTAATATTTTCAGGTTCACATCTCATTCAAGTTTAACTGCAGAGGCTCACCTATTTAGTAAACCCCCGCAAAGTTAATCAATTATTTCGTCATGTTAATAAACTTCTGAACTATTTTTATTTGGAACTCGTTATCAGATACTGGATTATGTGCTTCCTTGTTCATAAACTCAGCGTATCTATCTTTTCCTAATAGTTTCTTCACGGTTCTAACATCACAAATTTGTCTATGGCTCCACGGAATAGGACGACCAACTTGCTTATACATATCCTCTAGAATCTTAATATCAAACTGTGGAGGATTAGACCATATTCTTAACTCATCCTGTCCATCCTCTAGATCTGAAATAAAGTTGGAAAGGAGAATCATGTAAGCATCTAAATCTGTTCCATTAGTTGGTTTTGCTACAGGGTTAATGGTTTGTTCAGACCACCAGTTCCAAGTTTCCTGAGAGATTGTTCTTCCCATTTTTAGTTGAGATTCTATAGGTAGGTGGTGGAAATAAATCTTCTCTCCTATCTCTGTCTCGTTAAAAGGCGTAGCTGCAATTGATAATACAACGGAGCATAAGTCAGTCCCGAAGGTTTCAATATCAATCATTAAGTTGTCGAATTTCTTAGTAGTGTTACTTTCTGTATTCATCTTTAAAATATTTGTTAAGGTTTCTGTTAAATAATCTAAGTCCTCTCTTTTTTATTTCATAGGATAGTTCCCGGTTGTTGACATTAAGAAGGAGTGAGAGGTATCCAAGTGAAGTTAAATCTCCGTTATGAGTCAAGTGTGTGTAGATTTCATTTGGCTTCACAAGTAGATAATTTCCTTTCTTAATGTAGGTTATTTCTTTTAATGCTCCGTAGTTAACCGCTGAGTTGCTTTTAAATAAGGTCATCGGTACTACATTCACAATTCGATACATGTCATAAGGTTCATAATCGTAGAGCTCTGGGGGTAGGTTTGTAAGTTTGAATCTAGAGACTAATCGTATACCATCTGGCTTTGATTCAATTAGTTCTTTTAAAATTTCCACAGAGTCTAGTTCAGGATTATTAATGACATGTAAAGCTCCAGTAAATCCTTCATCATTTATGCCGAATCTATCTGGAGGTCTGTCAAGGTATTTGGTTTCTATTTCTTTTAGTATCATGAGTTAGGTTAAGGTTTTACAAATCAAAAATCACCAAGTTAAACACTGAGGGATCCATAGCTTCTCCAATCAAATCACTCTTGAACCAATGTATAGATAATTTAATAGTTGGATCGTAAGTTTTCTCTGCTTTCTCTGTTGATGGGTTTAGGAGATCTTTAGGTGCGGATACAGAGTGAAACCTAGGAGTTATTTCTTGAAGCAGCTTTAATGTATCTAAATAAGCCTTACTCTGGAAAAATAACCTCTTTAATTCTTCTCTGTTTATTTCCTCTTCCTCGTTCAGTTGATATAAATAAGAGACTCCAAGTGCTTTCTTTAATTTGAGTAGCTTGTCTTGGAATCTTATGTAGTATCTAGACCTTCCGTAATCTATTGGGTATTTGAGGTTATGCTTATATAGGTGGTTATTATTTTTCTTAGGATCATATTCTCCCAGGTTTAACTTTAGTCTATTTAATTTCTCAATCGTTATCATCCTTTTCTCTTTTGTCTAATTCTTTACAAACTTCTAAGGTAGCTTCATAGGCTGGATTATCAAACATTCCCAGAAACTCAACAATTCTCTCCCTGATAAACGGACCGCACTCTTTCAAATAATTAATCATAGCTGGAGTTAGGTTGCTTATCTTTTTACTATTGGAGTGATAAGATCTTAAGGCGTTTAATCCTGAGAAATATGAGCTTGAAAATAGTCGTGGGGATTCAATTGAAGAGAGGAGTCCTGCAAAGTCATTGTTATCTCTAGAAATTAATCTTGGCGGTATTACTTTTTCCATGTCACTTTTGTTTTAATAATTTCACTCATGAGGTTTTTCACACAGTTCTAGCTTGGATTAGTATTTAAAGGATTGATTGTTAAGGTTTTGGAAATTCTATGCTCTTGTAAAAAAAAAATATACGCCAGGGGTTAGCTGACGTATCTTAATTCTGCTACTAGAGTGTTAATGATATCGAATGCAGGTCTAATAAATCCACATCTTTCAATTTTATCAATTTTGGATTCTCGGGTCGTTATACTTTCTATTTCATTAACCTTAAATCCATAATTGTTCTCCAGTCTTTGATATACTTCTACCCAGGCAGCGGTTATGTGAATCTTAGCTAATTTACTGTAATCTAAAATCAAGTTATTCAATTCAACTCTACATTGTGCATTATTAATTGGTTGTGGTCTTAGATATTAAACTGGAGCTATTGATTTTACTGGCTTGAATGTAACAGGTAAGGATTGATTATTTTGATTGAGTAAGATTTGATCAAGTTTGCTGTCCATTTTATTAATTCTATCAATAACTGGTTCCATAACTCTCCTCATTGAATTAGCAAAAATCCTTTCAACATTTTCTAAGAATTCAATTACCTTCCTTCTAACTTGTTTAGATTCTTTTAGTAGCACTTGTTTTGCTTGAGAGATAGTTAATTCAAAATAAGGATCATTTCGATGACCTCCATTAGGTAACTCTCTGACAATTATCATATTGGAAATCTTTCCAAAACGTATTTCTTCATCAAATTCGGATCTAATTATTTTAAGTAGGTCACCATGATTGAGTATTCTCTTGGTCTCCTGTTCTCTAAAGTTATTAATTTGAATTAACAAGTCAAAGCTAGATATTGTAGCTTCACTTCCGAAGTCCATTGCAATTAGTTGGTTATTCATAATTTCTGTATTTTTATTTAGTTATTATAATAATTTTGATAAACGTTCTCTCAATAATTCTCCTACACCTTTGTTGTGCACTTTAAAAAGTATCCGGATCCATTGAGGTCTGGTTAATGTATATAAAACTCTCTTTCTATTTTTAATATCAGCATACGCTCCCGTCTCTACTTTCTCTTCCTCTGGGGTTCCTATTTTGAAAACCTCCCATATATAGTCAGTAATTTGATCATGGGTTTTCCCTTTCTTAGGTACTTCATTAACTAACTTAGCATAATAATTAACTAATTCGGTAATTTCAAGACTATTTAGGTTTTCTTTGTTCTTAATTTTTTCCTCTACTGGGTGCAATTCAAAATCTACCATAATTTGTTTATTTTTTTTTTTTACGCTGCAAAGTTACACAAATTTCTATAACTACCAAATCTATTTCAATTTTTTATTTTTTAAAGTAATTTATTTTAGTTAATTTGGTTATTATATAATAGATAAACTTAACCTCAACTAAAAACTATAACATTTAATTTAAGGTACCATATCTTCGATTTAAGACACTTTCTCTATTTTTCAATATAATTATATTACTTCAGACATTTTAGTCGATTTTTAATAGGTTTATGAGAGTCATGTATTGTAACTTATTGATTTATAGACTTTAACAAAAACCAGCCCATGTTATAAAGAATATTTAATATATTATGAGAGATTCGCTCCGTTACACTTCGCTCATGAAAATAAACTAAAAATTAGAAAAAAGATGAACTAAATAATTAAAACCCTAAGAATCAACCTATTAGCTTACCTATTTATTTAACTAACTGAAAATCAATGAAATATAAACCTACCCATGTTATAAAGAATATTAATATTATTATAGTGTCGCTACGTTACACTTCGCTCCAACTGAGTCTAACTTTTGAATTGAATTAATTGTTTTTTTTTTTAGTTAAGGAGTCGGAGCCGTAAGGGCTCCTCCGATTCAACCAAGAAATAGTTAATCTTTTTTTTTGATAATTATTTTAGTTAATCTGGGGAGGGATCTGACCGACCCTCCCAGTTGATCCAAGAAAGAGTTATATCTTTGTTCAGTTATTTCCGATACAACCCCTCTCAGTTCACTTAAGGTTTATCTAGTCAACATGGGTTACTTTTTAAAACGAAAGATAAACCCTATTTTAACTAACTTCTACCTTCAACTAATACAAACATACTACTCAGATATAGATAATCGATTTTTGATACCTCTATGAAGCTCTACAGAAGTTTTATATATTTTCCTCTTAACTCAACTATTCGATTCCACCTCCTTTCAGTTAATTTCTAGTTTATCTAACCAACATGGGGCGCTTTATTGTTAAACCTTTATTCACCAACGTTTCCAGAGATTGTTTAAATTATACCCAAAAACCTACCCCCAAATTTCAACTCAAGCCTTTTCTAATTTTCTATTTTTCAGTCTATTTTATCTCTAATCCCTTTATTCATCGAGGTTATCAAAGATTCTACTGATTTTCAATAACTTCTCATAGCCAAAAAACACCCCTAAAACACCCCCAGTTTGAACACAAAGCCTTATATATGAGGAAAGAACTCGAAGAGGGTAAGGGACTTGCCTGGTGAAACGTAAGATACACTTTGAAGCTTGATAAAAAAAAGCAGTCCACATATGAAGAAACAAAACCTAAAAACTAAAAGAGATGGCTAAAAAGAAAGGGACAGATTATATCCAAGTTGATGATTTTAGTTCTGCCTCCCTTGATGAAGTTGATCTAATTAGAGGGAGAATGAATGCAGTTGATCCAATAAAGAAGGACTCAATTACACCTATAGTTTTTACAGCAGACTCACCTTCACAGTATCAATATGGAAAGGTGACAGCTGAAACATTAGACTCAATAAAAGACCTATACATATCCTACAACCAAAAATACGGACTGAATATAAACCTAGAAGTTGAAACAATAATGTCAAACTTCAAGAGTATAATCGATCCAAAAGAGTTGCAAGTATTTGAGGTTTACTTGAGTGAGGCTTATTCCAGATTCAGATTAGTAATTTACCAGAGGCTTATGATTACTATAGCTGGACTTGTAGATGAGATTAGTAAGCCTTTAGGTAATGATGTTCCGATTCAAGATAGATATGTAATGATAGACAAACTTCTGGATTACATGACTAAGATCAACCAAGTATACGAAGAAATTAAGATAGAGCATTCAGATGTAGAGCTTCAAAGATTGTCAGGAGAGATTTCTAGAGGTGATGATAAACTTAGACTTACTGGAAAAGATGAGGCAACTATGGGAGTACTAAGAAAACTGAATGAGACAATATTGAACGAGAACAAAAACTAAAATAAATAAATAATAAAAAGAGCAATGGCAAAGAAGATTATCAGACATTCATATATACCAGATACGAGTGTTTACCAGAGCTCACTAGAAATAGAGGAGACTAAACAAAATAACGATAATAGTCAGACCCCTCAACCAGAAATCACAGAAGAAGAGGATAAGCTTGATTCCACAGTCTCTCTTATCAACAATAGGTTTCACTTGGATGAGTCGGTAATGATTGTTTATGACCCGATTAAAGACGATCTAATTATATCCGCTAGGGAAGGTAACTCTGGTGGTGGATCCAATTCTCAGGTTATGCAAGAGCTAGCTAAGAAATTAAATATAGATGGTACCAACTTAAACTATGCTGTATTTTCTTCATTCCTAGCTAACAAAGACTTTACAAATGTTGACCTATCTTACCTTAAAAATATCCTTGAGTTAAATCTATTAGCCAAGAAGGACGGTTCAGATATCGACATTGAAAAAATTAAAGAGAGACTGGGGGTTATAAATAATTCTCAACCATCTTCAGGAGTAACGAGAGATGAGCTTTTAGATGCAATCAGAAGCCTAGCAAGTAAAAGTGGTTATGATATTGATGTAGAAGTTTTAAGAAATAGACTTGGAATAGATACCACAGTTTTAGCTAAAGTTGATGCAAGTAATATTAGTGTAGATACTTGGAGATCAGTCTTAGGTATATCAGATGACTCACTAAATTTACTAATAACAAACTTCCAAGAACTAAAGAATAATTACAACTCAGGAGAAGGGATAAATGTAGATAATTGGAGAAGCAAACTAAATATTCCAGATACAACTAACCTGACTGATAGAAATGACCTAAATACACTTAAAGGGGAAATTCAATTAGACTTAAGACAGAAAGCGGGAGTTAATGGTGAAAATATCTCAGTTACGCTATGGAAAGATAAGCTGGGTATTTCTGACATTAATAAACTAGCTAACAAAGATGCATCGGATATAGACGTTGAAGCGCTTAAGAGGAGGTTAAATCTAGGTCTTGAGGAGTTAGCTAAGAAAGATGGAACTGATATTGATGCTGAAAAGTTAAAAGAGAGATTAGGATTAAATAATATAACAGTAGATCTTAATCCAATTCTTAAAGCAACTTCTAGTGAGATCGATGTAAATGCTTGGAAGACTAAACTTGGTATCACTACTTCTGAAATAAAAGGGCAGGTAGGTATAGAGGGAGTTCTTAAAGCTACTTCTTCTGATATTGATGTTGCCGCTTGGAAAAAGTTACTCTCTGAAGATACAGTTTCGGGAGATGATTTCGAATGATAAACTTGGAGAGAAATGGCAGAGAATAAAATAAAATATAAATTAATAAAGAAATCGGGGACATCACCTACACCAGGAAGTACAGGAAATGACCCACATACAATATACATACACCAAACCTCAGAAACAGAAGCTAAATCCCTTATCACTGACTCAAAAGGTAAGGCTATAGCTCTAGGAGGAGGGAGTTCAAGTGTTAGTTCATTAAAAGATATACTAGCTGAAGGAGACTATGCAGGTAGACCAGTTCAATTCTTTTATAGTACAGCTGATCCAAAGAAAGGGAGTAACGCAGCCGCTATTGGAGCTTATTACCCATCATACGACTTTGGATTTGGTACTTATAATGAAGAGAATGTAAAAGCTAGAACAGGATCTTACAACACATGGGTAGGTATGTCGGCTGCGGCTTCACTAACAACAGGTAAAAACAATACTTACATAGGAGCTTTTGCAGGAAATAAACAAGTAACTGGAAATAATAACACAATCATAGGTTACAACTCTGGGACTAATTTAACAGAGGGTACATCCTTAACGATTATTGGAGCAGAAGCAGGTAATGGACTACACCCAAATGCTAGAAAAGGAAAAGATGATATAACTAGCATTTCGCCTATATTTGAATCTTATCTTACAGGGGGACAGAAATGGGCAGCTACAGATTTATTCAACTTTAACACTGGGGATAATACAATTTCAGCCAATGCAGCATCAATCTTAATCGGTTCCAAAGCTCTACTAACAACAAACGGTACTAGAGTAGTTGGGAGTGTATTTATAGGCTGTGCTTCAGGGGCTACTACACAATATAGAAGTTATAACAACCTAGTAATTGGAAACTTCAACTATACATCTAGAGGGGTAACTAATATGGCCAACTCTGTAATTATAGGTCAACATATCAATATACCCGCTGGATCTCAAGATGGATTACTAGCTATACATAACTCAAAAACAACAAGAACCGACATTTCACAGAGTTTGATCTATGGTAACTTCAATGATAGATTCCTAACGATCAACGGTAAGCTTAATTTAAATACAACATATACATTAGACCTTGCAGATACAACCAGAGCTAAAGTAATGGTAATGAATCATGATGGGTCTGTGAATGTGGTACCAATGAATGCGGTAGGTGAGAAAAGTACACCATCTCCAGTTCCAAATGCGGTAAATAAGTTAGCTACTAAAAAGTTATCATTTGTAGGTGACTCTATAACTAACTATGGAGAAAACTCAATCGAATATAATACCACCACAGGATATACTTTCAATGATACTTGGGTAGGTCAGTTATTACAGCTTACAGGAGGTACTAAGGGAAGTATAGACGCTATCTCAGGTACAACAATGCAGGCTACTCAATTAACTGATGGGTCTTACTATAATGTTACTTTAGGTAGAACCGAATTATTAGCAGAGGATAGCGACTATATCTTTATATTAATGGGAGCTAATGATTTAAGGAATGATGGAAATGCCGGACATAGTAACAACTTAGGTACAATTAAGCCAAAAGGAAGTCTAGGAACTTGGGATAATAATAACGTTAATTTTAGAGAGTTTACAGGAGCTTATCAATTATACCTAGAGAAGCTGCTTAAGAGACACGCCAAGGCAGAGGTGGTTCTACTTACTCCATTAAAAGCTTTTGGTAAGAATTCAGAGTCAGATATAAGCGCAGTAGTAGATAAATATGCGGATAGGGTAATTGAAATAGCAAAACTCTACGGACTTAAATATATCGATACAAGAGAGGTAGGATTTACAAACTTCAACCACCAATTATACTATTCAGATGGACTTCACCCTAATAAAGCTGGTCATAGAAAATTAGCTAGATTTATTACAGAGAAGATCCTTGAGTTTGGAGTAGTTTCAGGTGGAGGTGCTGCAGTAGATGGATATTCTAAAGCTCAAGTTGATAGCAAAATAGAGAATATCGTAATAGGAATAAACAACCTAGCAAAAGGAACAGCTACACCTATGTTCTCGGCTAACTCAGCTAAATCTGGAACAGCACAAGTTTTATCAGATGCTACAGGTTACTTTGTTAGATATACACCAGCTTCAGATACACCAGTTGGAGTTTACGGATTCAATATGGGTAATTTAGAGAAGATACCCGATACTAATAAAGGAGGCTACTCTATATCGATGGACTTTAGACACTCTCACACAAGCAGTATAACAATCTGGGGTCAAAATGTACCACCTAATGTTTGGACTAGACTTAAGAGAGAGAATTGGACTAATGATACGGATTGGAGTGGATTTACTGCGAATGTACCAGGATTAGCTATAGATGTTAGAAAATATAAGATCGAAAGAGGAACAAAAGCTACTGAATGGCAACCACATGTTTCTGAAATAAAATTAGGAGTGGATGATTATGTAATTGACAGCTGGTTCCCTTGGAGTAATGATTTAGATATTTCAAGATTAGGAGCAGCAGAGCCAGATATACAAACTGTACTAATCAGAAACATACCGAATATAGATAACATTTTGGAGGTTCAAGAGTTCACTGTAGTATACGATAACAACACTATAGTAAGAACGGCAAACCCTCAAGATGCACTAATTCAAAAGAACGGAGTAAACCACCTTAGATTACCAGAGAAGGCTGATGTGTTTTCTAGAAGAGGTGTTAATCCAAAGAGAGTATACATAAAAGCAATCCTCAAATAAAAGAATGATAGCAATAAGATCAAATAAAGAACTGTTTTTCGGTGAGGCTAAAGCGGGATTTATAAGAATGGAGATAGAAGAGATCATAAACAGACCCTCTACCCAAACTTATACCCTTAGAATTGTCGATACATGTTTTAAAGAGATAGAAGAAGAAGTAGAAGTTTGGAATGAGACTGAGGGAGTAATGAAAACAGAAAAGATTAAAGATGAGCGTATACAAGGACATAAAACTCGTTACGTCAGTTATTCTTATGATCAGGTTAAAATACTCGCTGAAGTTCTTAAACTAAATAAATCTAAATTCCCATCTGAAGTAGAGTACATTAACGAGCTTTTCAAATTAGGACTACTTATCGTTACGCAAAAAGAGTGTAAGGAGAGTTTAGCTGGATATGAAAACAAAGGAATGTATTTAAGTGAAGCAACAGATTGGGAGTTAGAGAAATAATCCAGACTCCTCCAAAAATAATATAATAAAATAACAGATAGGCATGCCGTTAAATAATTTTTCACATAACTACCGTCCATCGCCAACTCCACAACAACCTCCAGTGCCACAACAGCCTGGGCAGCCGAGTGTACCGGGGAGAGTGGATAACGACAATAAGGACTCAGTAGTTTCATTAAAGAACAATAGATTCCACCTTGATGAGTCTGTTATGATCGTCTACAACCCAACAAAAGATGATCTAGAAATAAAGGCAAGAACAGGGGGAATTCAAACTATAAGTCCTTCAGTTAATCTAGTAGCAGGTAAAGCTGACGTAGATCCAAGCAAAGAGGGTGTATATTATAAAAGAGTAGCAGATAAGGTAGAAGAAGTTTATGTAGTTAAGGAAGGAGTTATTTATACACTTAGCATCCCAACTACAGACAATAACGCTCCACAGCCAGTTCCTACTCCACAACCAAATGTACCACCAACACCACAGCCACAACAACCAGCAGAAAGAAAAGAGGTAGAACTTATTACATCAGAGTCACAGGTTAGTCTTGCTGATACTGGTGATAAGGTATATTTCCTACTAGATGCAGTTTCACATTCAATTAAGAAGATTATAGCTGTATTAGGCGGACATAGATTTGATCATACACTAGCTGCACCAGAACCTCCAAAAGAGACTGTGTTTATAGTGAATAGTAAAGATGAAATCGACAGAGCTAAGGACGGTACATATTACGTCAAGAATGCACAGGGAGATTTGACTGAGATATATGTAGTAAAGAATACTCAGCTTATCACATTTAAACCATCAACAATAACTAACCAAAGAATCGGAACATGGAGTATATAGTTAGCGAATTACCAAGTGTACTAGAACCAAGCTCAACTTATTTTGTTCAGTTACCAGAAGCAGGGGTTTTCAATATGTATGTAACCGATTCAACAGGTAGGGGCATACCACTAGGAACCATTGAAAGAGCTTATAAGGTAAAGAACAATTTGGGTCAACCTAGTAACGAACAAATTTTTAAAATAACGATTGACTTAGAAGAAGGAATAACAGAACTACCTGAAAAGTGGCTTCCTAATTTCCGTTCTATAAATCCAATCAACTATACAAATATTAAATTACCAAACTCACTAGTAAATCTTAAAGACTACTCTCTTGAAGGATACCCCCTTACTAGATTCGAATTTCCAAATACATGGGCACAAGAAACTAGAACTTACGGGAAATATCTATTCAAAGGGTCAGCGATTTCAGAAGTACCTAGAGAGTTAGAAGGTAAACTTACAGAGGGAATGTTCATGGATAGTAAGGTGAGAATGATCCCTGCTAACACAACAGATTTCCCTAAGAATGTATTTAAAGGAGCTGAGATTACTGAAATTAGAGATGTAGCAGGAAGTTGGCATCCAGGAAGTGTGTCTCTACATCAAGGAGCATTCCACGGTAAATTCCCAGTAACAAGCATCCAAAGTGAGATTTCTATAGCAAGTTGGGAGGGAGGCTCTATTTATGTAGATATTGATACATTTGACTTAAATAGATATTCTTCATTAAACACAACTTCACAGGCTATTTCACCATTTGTATCAGGAAGTAAAATTAAGAGATATGTTACAAGTACTATTTCTAACTCTTATACAGATGAACAAACAAAAGGAGCAGATATTGAATTACTAGATCTTAGCGGTTCTCACTCAATTAACTTAGAGACAGCTCAGACTAAACCGGCTCTACAAAATGTTAAGAAGATTAAATTCCCAACTACAATGACAGAGTATCCAGACTTTAGTTCAGTAGCGAATTTTAACTCAGGACTTATTTATGATGTAACTGAGTCAGATCTTCAGAGAATTACAAAGATAGACCCAATAAATGGTAGATTCAACTTTACAGGAAGCTTAGAATTGCCAGCTACATTCCCAGGAGTTAAATTAAGTAATTACGGTAAAGTAACTGAAATCACCTTTACTAACAAATCTCAGGTAGAAAAATTACTTCAAAATAATAATGGGGTTTTAACCGCTCAAGAGGATCCAGATAGTGTACTTGAGAGAATTAATATCAAAGCTTCAGGAACTTCAACAGACGCTACAGACCTTAATTTGTTCTTAAAAGTAGCAGACGTATTACAATCTCCAAGTGAGTTATTTGGTAAGGTTAAGAAGATTTCTGGAGAGTTAGTTGTAAATAGTAATACAGGAGGCAGTGCTGATTATTCAACTAGAGATACCCCATTAAGCAGTGATGTTAATATCGATGGGCTTAAATTCAAAGTTAAGGATAATAGCGTCTCTGTAAGTAGTTATACAGGATTAGTTAAGTTCTTCCAGAGAGAGGATAATATTGGAAAATTAATAGATGCTTCTGAAGTAGGTGGAAAGATAATGTTTGGTGCGGGAGGATCCCAAGCTAATATGCCAAACCCACAGATGAGTGATGAACTACTGAAGGAATTAAACAACTCTACTACTATCACTGAGGTAAGTGTATTGCCGATTTCTCTTGGAGGTGAGGATGTAAGTTCACAGTCCGCAGTCCTAGGTTCACTATTAAAAGGACTAGAGTATACCAAACTAACTGTAGATATAAATGGAAACTACAATGGAAAAGCAGCAGATAAGCAGTTCTATTCAGTTTTAAGTAACATGTCTACTGATGGCGGTAGTTCAAGTTATTATGGAAGCAATAGTGATCCTAAGCTTAAAATAGATACACTTAGCGACCATACTTGTACGTTAAACCAATTCAAGAACTTCCTTAATATATTCCCAGAGTCTAATAGTGAGGGGCAACGTCAACAGCACTCAACGACTATTCAAGCGGGAAGATTAAGATCTAAGGAGTCTATAGATGGTACTAAGAATAACTTAATGCCGATTAGCTCTATTAACCTTAAATTACCTGACTATACTGGAATTGAGAATTTAGCATTAAAAGATAACGATGATTGGAGTCAGTTAACTTCTATAGATATTACTTCAGGTTACAATTCAGATTACAATAGTTTATTTGATTACCTATCTGGAGCACTAGCTAACCTTAATTCAATATCCTTAAAGGTAGACTCAACTAAAACAAAAAGTCAATATAATCCATCAGATGACTGTTCAATTCTTAAAGTTAAACTACCAGCGTGGGTCACTTCAGATAAGATTGGAGAGATTGGATTTGTTGGTGCATCTACTGAAGGGAAAATGGAGCTTACTCTAGAATACCCAGGAGTGCTTGAATTCTCTAAGTTTAAGTTCAAGGAAAATCAAAATGACGTAATTAAAGTTCCAGCTGACCAAGTTGAGAATTATAAAGCTGCTTCAGGATGGTCTACGATGGCTAACAAAATACAAGCAATCTAATAAAATGATAAAGAGATTAATAAGCGGACCAATAGCTTTACTTGCATCCATAGTTATAGCTACAATACTTTTACCTGTAGGATTTATTTACACTATAGGGAAGTATGCTAAGGAGTGTAAAATTAATCCGTTTCTAACCATGCTTAAGAATTTTGGACTCAGTATACTTTTCGTGATATCTTATTTATGCATGAGAGTAGCTGTAGCCATAGATATCTTAGGTAATGTAATAGCAGGGGAATTCCTAGAAGACTTTATAACCTCTAAGGAAGACACCTTATTTTCAAAACCCGACATCACTATCTCATCTTCAACAGGTGCTTTAGAGGTAGAGGGTGAGCTAAATAAAACTGGTACTTGGTTCTCTAAAATATTAAGTAAAGTTCTAGGCGAAGATAACCACGCTATACTTTCTTACGCTCATTATTTAGAGTCAAAGAAGTTAGATGATAGAATTGAAAACTTAACTAGAGAAGAGCTAATAGAACTGGTTAAAAATTTGAAAACAGAAAATTAAACCCAGAAGTACAATGAGAAGAAAGATTTCGTTTAAAGGTAGTAAGTACTTCGCAGAGCTGATTGACAATACTAAGAAATCAGACGGAGGTAATATCACGATCAAAACACTAGAGGGTAGAGTCGAAGCTGAGGGACTTAAGTATTTTAATTGGTACTTTGATGGGAATCTTTCAGTAATAGAGTATAACGGTCTTCCTAAACTTTATAAAGAGGGAATACCACACCAAATGACTCTAGAACTCTGGGATAGTAAATTAGCTAAGGTAACCGACCCGAGAGAGGCTTTAGATGTATTCTTAGGTTATTCTCCAACACGTGAGCCAGAAGGATTAAATGCACGTTACGAGGATAGACAAAGGCTCATCAGACAGCTTGACAAGGGTATGGACTTAGAAGATATTAAAGCTGACAATATAGAGAGGGAGAAGAAAGAGGAAGAAGCTAAACAAATGGAGGAACAACAGCAACAAGGTCCGCCAGAAGAAGGTTACTCTGAGGAAGAAGAATATCCAGAAGGGGAGATGCCGCCACAGGGAGAAGGAGAGGAACGGCCATTAGAAGGAGAAGAGACAAGACCACAATCACTATATTTGAAAAGGGTCGACAGCATAGGAGATGGCAGAGAACTTTTCGAGTATCCAGACGGGGCACAAATCATACTAGGGCCAGAGACATTTGTTCCAGTTGTAAATTATAATAACCAATCCTCAAATATAAAACCTAATCATAACAGCTTAATTAAA